ACCTGCTGAATACTAAAAATGTCTTTCAGGTTGGCGACGACATCGGGGCGGATCTTATACGTCTTCTTTCTGCCTTTTGTTACAGCCGGAGCGGCGGGTGTTTTCGCTCGCTTTTTTGGAGCTTCTTCTTTGAGCAAGGTCATTTGACCTTCAATATCTGGCTCAGAAAGCCGGTAATCTTCTATGTCCAGAAATTCCCCCTGTTTACCGCCCAAAGGTGGAATTACATCTTGACCCAACAAATCTTTATCATATTTTGAGGCTTTAGCCGCTGTTTGCTGTTGCGATTCTAAACCGGCCCTGCGTTTCATCTCATCATACAACTCCGGGTTTGTCGCAACTCGCTTGAGACTGTCAAGCCGCTCCTCCAATCGTGCAACCTCAGCTCGAATACTGGCCTCATCGGTAAATTCAAGCCCCATCTTGCGGGCCGTTTCGGGCCTGCGTAAAGCCCCCTTTACTGCCAAAATGCGTTCTTTCAGGGCCTTTTCCTCTTTGCTGACCTCTTTTGCAACCGCTTCGGCTTCTATCAATGCGGATTCATCAAAGCCGAAAAGATTCCCCTGCGTGGCTTTAATTCGGTCGGATGGCTTGGTTCGATTGAGAATTCGGGCGTATTGCTCTAATTCATCAGGGGACATTTTATCTGCTTTGGCGGCAGCAGCCAATTGAGCAGATTCATTGTTTGGAGCACCGTTGGCTATTGCGTAGGCTTTTGCTTCTGAGAGCTTGCCGCCGAGGAATGCGGAATAGACATCATCGACCGCACTTTTTCCAATTCTGAAACCGGCCTTGCCCTTAGCATTGCGCAGTAAGCCTCTCTGTCTGGCCTGGTCTTCTTCGATTCCGGTGTTTCGGAAGTATTGGGCATAATCTTTAGTCTTTCCTTGTCCATCTCTTATATTGCTTTCAGCGTCCAACGTCAACGCCATTGCCAATGAAAATCCGTCCTTTTCTCTGACAATTTGTGCCGGTATGGTTTTCTCGCCATTTCGGCGGGCCAAATCCAGCCTGTGACGCCCAGTGATCACCTCTAATCTGCCGTCTTTACGCTCCCACACAACAATCGGGTTGCTTGGCACACGAATGTATTCGCCCTGCAATTCTTCCCCCCGAACAACGCCAGTTGTAGGGTCGGCATCCTCTTTAAAATTAGGTACGTCTTTTGACAACGAAAGCGAATCGATGGGAATTTCCTGTACCGGGAATTGATCCGTCCTCAAAACAGGTTGTTCAGATTGTTCTTTCGGCTCGGATTCTGTTATATTTTCCGCTTCAGAATCAACTTCCAAAGACGGATCATCTTCTATTTCACTTCTTGCAGGCTTTGACTTGCTTAATTCATAAACACCCGCCGCCCCCATTTTCACCACACCCGGCACGCTGAAGGCAAGGCCTTCAACCGCAAGCTGTTCGCCGCCGGGTATGGCTTTCACCAGCCTTTGAAAAACATTGGAATCTTTACCGGCCCCGAAGTCTTCAATATTAAATGTTGCCCTGAGAACATCGCCAAGCCGCTCTTCCCCCAGTTCCTCTAAAATGCCATGAAAGCCGGCGTGTGTTGCCATCTTTTGGGCAAACTGCATTGCATCACGCCCAGGAGCGGCTTTAACCCATGCGTTCTTTAAGCCGTTATAAATTTTTCCAAGGGAATTAGAAGCCTGTTTTGGAATAATCGCCTTAGCTGTAGCTTTTCCGACTTTTCCAATTCCAGCGCCGGACACTTCAGAGAGCATTTCGATAAAGTGGTCGCCGGCTGCTTTCAGGAAAGCAGTCGATGGTTTTTCGTCTGGATCAGTAAACTCTATCTTTCCATCCTGATTAAATTGCATATCAGGTAATCTTCTTGTGTAATAACCTTCAACGATATGGTGCGGGGTGGCGGCAGTTCTTACGGCGGCAGAACCCATAGCCCCGCCTATTCGTGCGGCGGTTTTGGCCGTTGTGGTTTTGGCATATTTACCGGCAAGTTTCAAAATTCCACGCCTGGCCCCTGCTTTTCCAAGGCTGGCTAATCCCCCCGTCGCTATAAATTCAACCATAAATGGAAGCATATCAAAAGCGACATTACCAACCTTGGCCGGGATGGTCAGGCCCCGCTCCTCTATTTCAGCTTGTTCTTCCAGATAGTTAGCAACTCGATCCCTATCTTCAAGCCACTGACGATAGCCCTCTTCTGATTTATCATAGTCTCGAAGCTGGAGCCGCTTGGTCGCGTTATAGAGTTGAACCGCCTCAACAGTTGGTTTAATTCCGAAAGTTGCTCTATCGAAAAAACCGCCCCAACCGCCACGCTTGATGTTTTCAGCAAGGCCAATAGGCTTAGGCTCAGAAGGCGTTGTAAGCTGTTGCAAGAAATCCTTTTCCCAATTTTCCACCTTAAAGTCCTCTAAATACCGGCAGCCTCTGAGAATCTAAAGCCCTGTGCACATCAACGTCTGCTCGGTTGATTTTGACGGGGCCTTTTGGATTGGGAACCCTAACAAACTTCCATAAAAATTCATTGTCATTTTGAGCCTTCTTTGCAAATTGCTCTTTGGTCATAAATTCGCCCTTTTCTTTGCGATTTTTTTGCATCAGACCCCACTTTATCGTCTCACCGCCGATGATATATTCAAGACGGCGGCGAATTCCTAAGCTGTTCCACCAGAGTTTATATGTTTCGTAGGCCTTCTCTCGTTGATAATCGGTCAATTCTTCCCAGGTACGCAGTTCGGTTTTTGGCTCATATCCCGGTTCGGCCAATTTGCTGTTATTTCCCGGAACAAACGGATCGCTCTTGTAAGCCTCTTCGATTTGCTTTTGTGGAATGCCCGCAGCAAAAAGTTTACGGTATTCCGCAAAAGAGCCGTCTTTCAGCATGGAATTGAATTCTTTGCGCGAATTTTCATCCTGCTTATTGACTTCTGTTTTTTCGGAATTATTGACTTCTGTTTTTTCTGATTGCTGTGCAGGATTATTATTAACTGTTTTATTTTGCTGTAAATAAGCATTGACACTCTGAAGAAGTTCTGTGGCCGGAATTCCGGTTGCTTTTGCCTGTTGGTATGCTTCAGGGGACATTATTTCCTTTAATGCAGTATCGGCTTGCTGCTCAGTCATATCGCCTTGTAATTGCGGTTGCTCAGCAGGTAAGCTCTTGCCGCGAATCAAATCTCTCAGTAAGCTAATTCTCTCATTAGCAAGGGCGGCGGTCTCTTCCTGGCCCGGCAATACCTCTCCCAATGGGTCAAGCGTCTTTTGTAGAGCCGTTTGCCAGTAAGATAATTCCTTAGTCAATGAATCTTCCTCTAATCTTCCGCCTGATTCAATAATAGATTGAATAACATCATCGAAATTATAATCATTGATAAGTTTTTTATGTTTATTTCCGTCTTTATCCCAAACATCAATAATACGACTACTTCCTTTAATTTTGCGTTCAATCTCAGCACGATTAGCCGCTGCAAATTGCTCAGGAGAAACACCAAACGGCAATCCTTTAGGCTGCGTATCGAACCCGGGCGTCCTATACGGACCGCCCATCGCCTGTAACCACAACTGCCCCAGGTTGCGGTTGAAAAGCTGCTGCTTTAATTCCTGCGGCAGGTCTGTATTCTGGATAGCATTGTAGCCCTCGATAACTGCCGTCATCGGGTCTTTCTGTTTTCGGTTTATCGCATCCAGAACAAGCCTCTGTGTAACCGGATCGGAGATATTGGTATTTTCTGGCAGATTCACACCTATGGCGTTAGCGGCTGATATAAACTCCTGTTGATTCTGCCGATTACGCATGTTGTTAAGCATATTCACGGTTGTAAACTGCTCAATTGCCTCCAATGGCATTCCGGCCAGTTGTTTCCGTATTGTTTCTTGCTGATCTGGCTGGAACTGCTGCACGATGCTCTCAATGGCCTGTTTCCTGCGGTACTGCTTATCCATACCGGCAATCAGTCCTTGAAGGGCCTGACTCAGGCCGGAATACTTATTTTCATAAATGACCGGAACCATTCTATTTCTCCTGTTTACTTAGTTTCGGAAGGAACATCCCCGTTTTCTTCTGATATTCAGCATACGCTTTGAAGCAATGATTCAATATCCGCTCTTCCGCTATAGCCCTTGAAGTAAAGAAGACTCCGGCCATAAATAGTATGCCAACTTCTGCCGAAATCAGGCTGACTCCGGATATAAACAGGATGCTTCCTAAATATGCCGGATGGCGGATATATTTGTAAATGCCATCAGTAACCAGCTTTTCAGGGACATCAACCGCCAAACTGAAGCTTCCCTTGTGCTGTAGGATTGCTAAAAACCGCAGTCCCATTCCGGCACTTATCAGGATCATCGCTGCTGTCAGCTTCATCATACCCCCTACAACATTGACAACAGCCCACTTGCCAAGCTTCCTAACATTCCAGCCCCCGCTTCAGTCCCGGCAAATGCACCAAACGCAGGGCCTAACGCGTCCATCCATCCGGATTTCTGCGTTATTACCGGCTGAAATGCCTGTGTGCCCAAAGCCGTGCCAAGATATTGCAGCCACGGGTTATTGTACGCTTGCTCAGTCATCCATTTGTTATACTGATCCGTTAAGAGTTGCTGCTGGTGGGCACTTTCGACGCCTCCAGCCCCCATCATTTGCCTAACCAGATCGGCCCCCATCCCTGCCATTAGTCCCTGCTGGGCGGCAAGCTGGCCGGGCATCATTGCCATATTCATGGCCTGATTGATTCCCTGCTGTTGTCTGCCAAGCTGTGCTTGTTCGCCACTGAATAGCAGATTTGCAAGGTTAGCATTCAATGCGGTATTCATATTGGCCGCACTATTGGCAATGGCCCGCCGCATGGCCCCGCTGTCCGCTGCGTTCTGACCGGCGTATTTTTCCATGATCTGCGGCACGATGTCATTTTGCCAAGTCTGCATGGCAGGCGTCTTGACGGCCTCGTTCCAGTAGTTCCGGGCCGAAGTAGGGTCGAAGTCGGCCAACATCGTATCTAAGGCACTGGCCCCTTGATTAAGGTATGCCTGCCCCTGCTGGGGATTCCAGGCCGAAAGGCCTTGCGCCGTCGGCAGAACGTTGCTAAAGAAGCTAATGCCGGACTGCTGCAACGGCGACAAATCAGCCGTTAGCTGCCCCATATATGGCTGAATTCCCTGCCCTAATTGGCCGCCTAACAATTCCGTAAGCTGGTCAAGTAGTTGTCTTTGGCCGCCTGTTAAGGTTGACACTTGTTTTGTCGAGGAACCGCCTTTTTTTCCCATTATTCAACCTCCATATTGACTAACGCCGTGCGTTTGAATCCAAGCCGCTCAAACGCTCGCGGACGATTGGTTGCAAAAGTGATTTTTCGTTTCAGTTTTGAACCTTCCATTTGCTGCTTCAGGAATTCTGCCGATTTCAGCAAGGCGACGCCCGGCTTATCCTGATACTCCCGGTCCACCGAAAGGGCATTAACGTGAATGCACTCCTCAAATACATCGACTGCGGCCCAAAGAAAACCCTTGATTCTGTTCTGACTGTCCGCCAAGGCATATAACAGCGTCAATGGGTCCTTTGCCAGATTGGAACCGAAGGCGATAACGTGATCGATATTGACCTCTCCGCCCTTGACCTGCTCCATCAGGTAGCGGGGGATCAGGTTGAAATCGTAAATCCGGATGAATTTGAGTTCGTCAAACTTAGCCATTGACCAGACCCCATTTTTGCAGTGTCTCATAACGCTTGCTCAGGCTCTTGTGCCCGTCGAGTCTGTGCTGAAGGTATGAACAAACTTTCAATTGCTCGATAGCTCTGTAAACGCTTCCCCACGCCCCGCCCAGGCTGTTGCCTCTTGCGGCTACAACGCCCAAAATGCCGTCAGAACCGGCACAGGCAAGTTTACCGCCCTTCAGATAAATATCCTGCCCCCAAAACGATTGCAGGCTTTCCATGCGGTTCAAGATCGACACGTCTTTGGCATATTCCTTCAGCAGCGTACTATCGGCATAGGGGAAAGGCGGAATGCTGATTCGCTCACTTGAAGCAAAGCCGCTGTGAAATTCAGTATTGAAATCTTTTGCAAAGAAGTCTGTTAATCGCCCTTTAACAAGCGAAAGCAGGCAGTAAATCGCATCATAGCCAAATCGAGGAGACCATTCCAAAAAGTACGGTGTATGGTCTTTTTCGCTGATTATGCAGTTTGCGTCACAGGGACCAATATAGCCATCCTTACGGAGATATTCAGCCATTTTGACAAGCTGTGGTCCGCAAATACCATCTAAATCCTGATCTATCCAGACAGTATTGCTTTGACTGCCGATTGCAGGACCCAGATTGCCGTCCATCAGCCGCTTATTTTCCAGCGTATGATTGAGGTGGGCCGGGCCTTTCGGCCCAAGCCACACCTCAGAGGAAAGTTCAACGCCCTCAATTTTCGTCTGCAAAATGAAGTCGATCTTTTCACCTAAACGCTGGCGGTATTCAGATTCCAGTTTTGTTACCAGTTCGCCGGGGAATTTTTCAACATAGGTAAGATCGAGGTCTTGATTATCTTCCGGTTTGAATACCCAAAGCTCTTTGCTGGATTTTAAGAATTTAATACCATCAGAAAGCGTTTTGAAGCTGTGAGTTTCAGGAATCGAAAAGCCCATCCTTTCGGCCAGTTCAACGCCTTTCGCCCGGCCAAGTTCAATATCTTCACACACGGTTGAACAGCCGATCACCTTAACCGACTTTCGCAGCTTATCGGCCACGGGACCGAATACGGTAGGACTGGACGATTTCAGACCGAATGTTTTGAGCAGAGCCACATCCTGTTTAGTCTTTTCATTGGGCCTTGTAATATCAAAAATGACCAAATCAGCTTTCTTAACAGCCGCTTTAAGCTGGACTAAATTTAGCTTTGGCACTAAACCATCGTAATTATTGCGATAGGCCGGACAATGCAGATAAACCGAGGCATCCGTACCTTCCCGCCGCAAGCGGTAGGCTATCGGGAGCGATTCGCCGGAATTGCTACAAAATACTAATTTCATACTAATTTATTCAATTTTAGTAATTACGCCGTTTTCCACAGTTATTGTTTTGCCGTCCGTTGTGGTAAACGTGTCGGAAATTCCATCGCCTTTATTCAGCCTGCCGACATTCCAATTAACCCTTTTTGCTATTTCGCCGTAGATGTTTTCAAGCCAGAAAATCAGCTTACGCAAATAAGTTACGATGCCGGAAACCGTTTCTTTCAGGCTTCCTTCTTCCTTGCAGGTTGTAAACCTTTCAGATTGCTTTAACAGTTCCATTAAAATAGCCTTCCTGCTTTGTCAAAGTAGGGTACGATGGCGTGAATCCTGGGCCGGTTATTGGCGGCATTATTGGAAATCTTAATTCTGTGGAACATTCCAACCGCCCCACAGAATACCCTCTTCCAAGTCTTTCCTGAATCCAAACTGCTATCCGGTTCACAGGTTACGGTAACAACATTGTAAGGTGCTGTATCGGTATCAAGGTAAAGCGACACGTCAAACGATACCGCTTCGTCGGCATCGACGAGGAAGTCAATCCACCCCAGCCGGGCCTTCTGGCCTTGCTCAACAAACGGATTCCAACGTCCGCTGACGGCCTCAAAGTCTATCGGTTCTCCGTTGTCTGTACCGCCATTATTAAGCTGGTAAATAATACCATCCCGACCGCCCATCAGAGTAGTCGGATAACCCGCCTGCATTTCCTTATCATCAAAGGAATAGTCTATGTCATCCAGGGCGATAGATTCGTCAATATCATCCAGAACCAAATCCGTTTCCATACTGGAATAGCCCATGACGTGGACCGGAAGCCTGTACACTGACCAACTGTCTTCCTCGTAGTTATTGACCAGGGCACTGTCGGGAGTATCAACACCGGCGGAGGCGAAGGAAGTCCATGTCTGGCTTTCCTCTTCCAATACCAATCCATAGCAGTAGTCAATGGCCAATTGGTTCCAGTTGAGCATTTCATCCGGGATCTTATCATCGAGGCCGTAAGCGTCCCTTCCATCCGTTCCAATCAATCGCGTGGGGCCAACGCCAACCAGTTCGTCACTGAAGGATACCAGTGAATAAGTGGCATAACAGCCTTCAGTGGCGACAATCTTTTCCCACCTGAAAGGCAAATCAGCATCGCCGGTATAGGTGAGCTTCCAAATCGAACGCTCAAAGAAGACAACCAAATCTTCACCGATGAAATCAGCGGCCATGATCCAGTCTTCAGTTGGAGCATCGACATAATCCGCTTCTTTCCAAATACCAGGATTATCAATCTGACACCATCGGGCCCGCTGATAATGATTTTCGCCCCGTTCTGTCGTTCGCAATAGAACTAATCGTCCCTTATAAGAGAAAATAAGCAGGCAGGTATTGACATCGTTATCCGGCCCGCCCTCAACATCCAAATCAATGTAAAGACGGCTCAAGCCCGAACCGGTGTACTTTTGAATCTGATCGATTCCATTTGTGATATAGCCGACATTCTTCCAGTTTTCAAACCAGAAGAAATCCCTATCATCTCCCGTAAATTCCTGCTCCGAAGCCGCTCCATCAGCAACACCGAAAATATCCGTTACATTGTTTTTATCTCTTAATGTTTCTCCATCCTGAAAAGAGCCGTTGACAGTCGTATTTTTAAGGATAATCGTACCATCAGCCGTACCCGCAACAAAATCGCCATGATCGGTAATAACCGCTTCAACAGTGGCATAAGCACCGCTTGTAACGCCTTCTATGACATCACCGGCAGATGGTAAATGATTCTGGCCGCCCCCTGACTTGATATGGATTTTCAGGCGGGTCAGGTCTTCAAATTGGTATGAGGTTCCATTGTACTTATTGACTCTTCGGGTGTCCATTACCAGCAGGGATTCCCTGTCATCCTGATAATAATTATAGATGCCCATGATGGCATTGCTTGGGTTAGAATCAGTGTCGGTTGCCGTATCCGTATGCACAAACTGACCGAATTGGGTATAGCCCTTCCGCTTTTCAAGAACTCCCCGCTTCAAATGGCAGTTTACCATTGATTCAAAGGCGTCCTTGGGCAAGAGCCACGGCTCTCTTGCCGTAACCTTACCAGTGCCTAAATTGTAAATTGGATATGCTTGATAACTCATTTATCCCCCCACTGGAAGCCAATAAATTGTTGGCGATTGAGAAGAATCAACACGCCAGTAATCATCTTTTTGGAAGTCCTTGCGGAGACCGAGCGTAGGTGACATTATTGCAAAGTGGTTCATCTATCGTCCTATCGCAAACCATCTGATTGGCGCTAAATCGGCAGCGTTGCCGGTATGCCACTGGAAACCTGTGGTCGTTGGCGTGTGAGACTGAATTGTCTGCGTTGTGCCCCCCGACGACTTGCCGCCGCACACGATGACCTGAAAACAGGCGTTACTGAACGCCGTCAAGCCTTCGGTTGTGAACGTGATCGTCCCGCTTGTTCCGGTAATTGCTTTCTGGCCCCACTTGATTTCAAGGTCGCCTATCCTCGCTTCGCCATTGCTGTCGTTGGCCCCGGCCAGAGAGTTGACTATATGCGCGTCGATCTGGTCATCAACGTATTTCTTGTCAGGAATCGCAAGGTCTTCTGCCTCGCTGTCGATTGCCTCTGCCAACTGTGCGCCTGCGGCCAACACTGGCACATCATCCGCGCTGGCCTTTATCAGATCCACGTCGCCGTTGCCCGCCTCGTTCAGAGCTTTCAGATACGTGTCATTGTCCAGTTTAGCGTTATTGAGATACAGCAGCGCATTTTTTGTGAGCTGAACCACTGAACCGCCAGCATCAAGCCGCATAAACAATTCTGTTTTACTGTTTGCCGCCTTGGTATAGATAAAGCCGATATTTTCAACGGCGGCAGGGTCGCTTGCCGATTCTGAGAGTCTAACAGTATCGCCCGCCAAATGCCCTATTGCAGTCCATGTGTTAGGCGTACCAATAGCGGTAAGGACTTTTAAGACATTAGGGGTGACCGACGTATCCAGCCAAAGCCGCTTGCCGACATCACCCGCATTCAGGGCCGTTACGCCGTCCTCTTTGGTGGTTGGAGCAACGGCGGCAGAGTAAATCTTAGCCGATCCGTCATTATGTTCACCTGTTTGAGTTGAGCCGGTTGCGAAATCATGCCCGAAATTTATTGCATCTTCCAGGGCTTCATTATTGGCCCGTATATCATCATCAATATATCGAGCTTTGCGGCCTGCTATTGGTTTGCCCTTATCGAACATATTATTTACCTCGCTTATTAAGCTTTCTCATTTTTTGATACAACAATTCACCGGCCTGTATTTCCGCATCGGTTCTTTTTTTCCTTCCACGCCTATCAGGAATCGCTTTGTAATACTCCAAATAAACAAGGGCTTGCGGTTTTTTGATTTTCAGATAAGGCAAAATCTTTTCGATAAAATCTCTGCCTTGCTTATAATCTAACACCCATTCCCATTGGTCTTTATGCTTTTTGGGAGTTTTACGGTAATAATGATAGCTTCCAGAAAATAGCAAATGCAGGCTCTTGACTATCGCATAATCTGTCATGCGAATTCTAAAAGACGGAGCATATCGAACCCTTCCATTGTCTTTTCTAATGGATTTGGTTATTCCGATATATGCTTCACCGTCTATTAGTCCAGCAAGATAACCTTTTTCTGCTTCTGGAAGGCTGTCAAAAGCCATGGTTTTGCCTCCATCAGAAATAAGAGTAGTAAACACTGACATTGCCCGTGAACCGTCTGCATCGGTTATTTCAACGTAAACCCATTCGTAACCGCACAAATCGCCGTACAGCTTGGCAACTCGGTTATTACCTTCCGTTCTTAAAAGCTCGGTACAGAACGAAAGGCCGAGAGTTGCTGTAAATGCTTCCTGCCGATTGAATTTAGATGGACTTGATAAATACCAGTCAATTCATCGGCCCCGGCACTGTCCTTTTGGTCCAAGAACATCTGTATAGCCGTACCGTAGGCAACGGCGGGCCCCCACTTCGGATTGATGACGGTATCCGTACCTTCCACAAGAGCGGCTGGCCGCTGGACTGCGGCAGCTTTGACAGTATACACACCATCCGGAATAGGTCGCAGGTACAATTTTGAGCCATACTCAAGCAAATCCAGAGGGGCATTCTGACTGGCACTGGCATCGTCCGGGTATTCCGTGAAGAATGCGTTGGCATCTTTCCAGAAACCCAGCCGGGCAACCGCATCGCCGTTCCCGTCGTCAATGGTAATCGGTTTCTTGATCCGCAAAACCGTTGACGGAAGAGCATATTCCCCATCGCCCTGAACCGTACTGAAGGAGTAGAACCCCTTCAGTTCCGGAAGTTCAACCTCATCCGGGAAGACGTTGCAGTAAAAGTCATTGATTTTATCCGTCAGGTCTGCATCCGACAGCTGCGCAGTAGAACGCTGACCCGTAAGCTCCCTGACCTTTGCCCGTAATTGTGCTAATGTCCAGTTCATGATTTACCTATGGCTGAGTTACCGATGGCGGGCCTGATACTCCGGAAGTGCCTAAGATAATCCAGCCTATCGTATCATTGACATATAGTAAGCTTGCCTGATCTCCGGCATCTGCAAAAACAATTGTTGCAAAGCCTGTACAAGTTGTTGGCGTAAGCGTCCCGTCACCAGTACCGTCTGTAACGAGAACAATGGAAAGTATCTGGCCGGGGGTTCCATCAGCAAGCGTTAATGCTTCAGCTTGACCGCCTGTAGTCTTTTGTACCAACGAATGAGTAACAGGTATTACAAGTTCGTTAGCGCCAACAACAACATTGGCATCGGGAATAAATCCGACTGTTTTCCATAACTTATCAGCCGTAACAGCACCACTGGCAATATTAGCCGTTGCGATAGTACCGGTATTGGTTAATTTTTTCTGTGCATCAAGAAAAAGCGGCTTGCTGGCAGTTAGACCATTAAACACAACGTCGCTGTCGAAGTAGCACGGCCCCGGCCAAAGCGGATTACGCAAGAACCGTTCAAGCTGAACAGGATTGCTTACTGTGTCATAGGAGATCTGTTCCGGGCCAGACACAGAGTCTGCAAACCCCAGTGATACAAGAAGCATCACAATAAGAATTGTTGACGTCTTCATACTATCGTTCCTTTCGTTTTAACCGACCTTCAGATTGACAGGCTGGCAGCTAAACCGGTTGCGCGTACCGGTAACAGCTATCTGCTGGCCTGACGGAGCGTTTTCGTCATACTTGCGAACCGGAATCCTGAGATTGTTGAGGTGGTTGACTACGCAAACCGGCAGTTTGACGACTTGGCCGTCATCAAGCTCAAACCTCTTGCCGCCGTACGTGAACGACAGCGCCACGCCGGGCGATTCGATGTTCGTAAACCGCACCTCAATGAGCGGATCGGTCTTGACGGCGATTTCTTCAGGTGAAGGCTTGCGTTTTGAAAGCTCTTTATTAACTTTCATTTCAGCTTCTACTTTTGCCTTCGCTTCCGCCTCAATGCGGGCCTTTCGTTCGGCTTCCTGCCGAATAGCCTCCTCATCAAAAGTCTCTTTTACCGCTGCATTCAGAAGTTCGCACAGCTTCGCATACGGCATATCATCCGCGTACTTGATATTCAGAGCATCAAGCTCCCTTTTGACTTCTTCCATTGACTTTCTTGCCATGTTTTATCTCCTCTGAGAGTTAAAGAAATGGGGGAGGCCGCTAAGAGCCTCCCCGCGGTTAATGTTAAATCGGGTCTGCCGCAGCGGCATCGCCGTGATTGACGACCTTGTCATGCTGTTCCGCGACATAAACCCACTCATCGCCGTCAGTTGACAGATCAGAACCGATGGTAAAGCCGGCGGCCTTTTCAAACACGACATCTTCACGCCGGCAAAGCCACGTGTTCGTTCCATCCGATACGCTTTCGCCGGGGGTTGTGGGCCATACAGGTTCAGTCCCCAAAACGCCCGCCGAGGCCGTACATTCATACACAAAGCCGTTATGCGTGCTCGGACGTACAACCGTTCCAACTGCCGTTGTGCTTCTGGCTGTGGGCTGTGCAGCACCGGCAACAAAATCCGATACTTCAGCATTTGCGAAGCCATTGCCATCGGGAGCGGGTATTTTGACCTTGACCTTTTTGCCGCCCTCGTACACTTTGATGAGCGCATTTGTCCCGGCCAATTTGGTGATAATGGCTTCCGTACCGCCGTCATCACCTGTATGTGATCCGGCAATCTGGATGCCATACTGCCCATTCTCGCCGCTCAAGTCCTTGAAAAACTCATAAATGACTGGATTGGTGTTATCCAACCCGCCGATGAGCTTCACGTAATCCGGTATGAAGCCGATATTCACATTGATTGCGGCCCCATCCGCGATAAAGCGTCCGCTTACCTTTTTCATTGTTAATCCTTTCCAATTACATAGCCAAAAGGCCGTTAATCTTTTCTGTTACTACACAAGGCCAACGCCATGCTTAGCTGTGTGTCACCTTCAGGACGTGCATGAAGTTGTCATTGAGGATACGAGCCGTAAACATCGCTTTCCAGCCGCTCGTTGCACGCTGATTGAGCGGATCGGAAGTCCCGCCAGAGCCAAAACCCTTAACGATGTTCTTGGCGTTACCGGCCTCAAGATCAACGATGCCGTAGGCATTTTTGCCGAATATCGGCAGATAGTAATAATTACCTGCGGCAAATGGATCAGTGGCAGAGCCGTCCTTGTGGGCTACGGAAGACGCCAACCAGCGAACGTTGCCGGTCGAACCCCATTCGGCCTCATCCACATTGGTTTGAGCCGGATAGTTGGCCGTACTCTTAAACCCACTGACGGCCTCCAGATCGTCGATCAATGCCGTGTGGAGAATACCCCAGTAAGCAGGGCGAATGGGCGACGTACCCTGACCGGTTCCGGCCTTGATAAGCTCGGTAATCATCGAGGCGTCATTGCTCAGAAGCGTTTGAACCACGGCGTCAATGTCCGTCTTGTTGAGCTTCGTGGCTGTGCCTGTGCCGTTGGAAGCCGTTGTGCTCGATGCACAAGCAACCAGAATATCACGAACGATCTCATCAATCGTCCGGCCCATCTGATCACCCAACTCCTGCGCGGCAACAGTCAGCACAGGATCGGCATTGGTCATATCGACAACGTCGGTGATGTGAACGAAATCGCCGTACTGCGCGACGGTTGCCAGCAAATCAACCTTGCTGAGCCGCTGCCCGGTAGGCGTTACGCCTTCCGCCAACTGCGTGGTTGCGGTGGACAGAGCCGCATAGCGGCGGAACTTCACGGTCTTGCTGTTGCCCTTCGGCAGGGATTTTTTCTGTGCAAATTTAGTATGCACAAGCTTCGGTCTTGCATTTTTCAGTAATACACGGTCATAGTAAACTTCTACGCCGGAATCAAGTTGAGTTGTCGTTGTCAAATTATCCATTACTAACTATCCTTTCTACCCTCTTGACAGAATCTCCGCCTCAAACCTTGCGAATTCCTCATCTGACATTGAAGCGAACCGGTTAGCGGCGTTGAAGCCGCCGTTGGTTCCAACCATACTTGCCGATCCGGGCCGGGTTGCGGCCTGAATTGCGGCGGCAGCAGCAGGATTGACAGTCGTTTGCTGCTGCATACTCGCCATCTTGGCATAGTTATAGGCAGTCAGCATGGGATTCGGGCTTTGGCGGATTTCCATCATTATCTGAGGGTTTTTCAAAATTGCCTGTTTTAAGGGTTCCCCTAACTGTTGAGGTGTACCCACCAATTGATGATAGTCTGGATGCTGGACAAGGAACTGCAATTCATTGATCGCACTGGCGAACTGCTGTACCATCGCCTGAGTTGCCTTCTTGGCCTCGGCAACAGTCATAACGTCATCATCTTCAAGACCGTCATAAAAGTTAGGAAGCTGCTGCGGCGGCTGTTGAGCCTGCTGCTGCATATTGGCCTGATAAAGGGCAATCTGCTGCTGTGCAAGCTGAACCTGCTGCTCCAGCTCCTTGACCTTATTGTTGACCTCCGCAAACCGCTCGTAGGGGATAGCCTTCGGCGGCTGTGGATTGCCCTGCAAATCGGCCTGCGGTGTCGTTACGTCTTGATTTAGATTGACTTGTCCCCCGGCGGCGGGAACCTGTTCTACGCCCGTTTCATGGTGTGTTACTTGTCCATCCATAACTTTACTCCTGTTCACTTGCGACTAATGGTTCGGCTTCAACCTTTTGCCGGTCGGCGATTCCGGCTGTAACGCCTAAAAGCCCGTATCGCTGTTAATAAATTACCGGCGAATCGTTATCTTTCGCCGAATCAAACACCTTTTCACTGCCCGTATCAGATAGTTCAACATGCTCCGTTGGGATGTCTTGAGGCAGGGCATGTAACATATTCGCGATCCCTTTACGGTTATTGACATATACACAAAGCGTTCCCAGCATGGCCGGGGGACGCTCTTTCATCAATATCAGTTTTGTTTTGAGAGCACCGCGGCCCTCCCAGTCGCTGTGAATGAGAATATAGTAATCATCATGCTTACCGGCATTATCATTGATAACGCGCTCAATGGCCCTCAACAGGTCACTTCCAAGCTCTTTTCTGATGTCTCCAGTGCATAACGCCATAAAACTATCGCCTCGTCCTGAGTGACTTTCGCTGTTCCAAGTCCGCCGCCGCTTTTGCGACAGTAGACAGGCCCTCCAACGTCATCTTCTGAATCTCCGCGGCAGTCTTTGCCCTATTCAGAGCCGCTGTAGCGATGTTCTGCTGAATCTCCGCCCTCCGCTCCTGGGCCTGTGCCAGGTTCTCCGCGATTTGGGATTGCATCAGCTGTTGAGTAAGCTGATTCATCTGCTGCTCGCCCTGAGCCGCCTGCATTTGGGCTTGTTCAGCCGCCTGGATATGCCGTTTGAGGTGTTCTTTTAACTGAATCGGGGCCGCATCAACAATCGCCGCAAATGGAATCGGAGCACCCATCTGCTGAAGCGCCTTTAATTCCTCATAATACAACTGACGCTGGCTATCAGTGAGCAGCCCTTCCTGCACGCTCACGTCATATCTGGTCAGATCGGGGTCATAGAACTGAGGAACGGGCTGCTCATTAATGATACGTTGTATTTTTTGTGGTTGATAATTCTTCTGAACCAGCTTGATCAGTTTCTTGCCGAGTAACTTCTTGCTAAGCCGGTAATTATCAAACAAGTCCTGCAGGATGGTTAATGCCGCCCCTTGCCGCATTTTCGACAACACGCCCGCAATGTCCTTTTCCTCAGTACCGAACAATTCGTCATTGATACCGGGAATCTCAGTCAAAAGCTTATCAATGCTCTGATTGAGCATGAATAGCCCTTGCGGTATATCTACCGGCTGCTTTTTGCGGATTGCATCAAGGCCAGCGGGGTTGCCTTCGCTCTTAACCCACGTGACCTTGCCTTGCCCTGACTGATACAGCGACTCCGGATTAACTACGGTCCCCTCTATCGCATCATAGCCCGTGTTGATCTGGCTTTCGATGATGTCGATTTCCTGCGAAATCCGCTTGTTGAACTCCGATTGCGGGTCCCTGATACTGCGGACAACACCCTGAAGCTTGAGCTTGTCGCTCTCAACTTCCGGATACCAAAAACCCAGCAGCGGTACAAACCGGAACTCATCCAAGCCAAACGGATCAGGGCCGGTGTAAAATAGCTCGTTTTGGATAAAGATATGTAACTCTGTGGTCTCAATCCAGCGGTCGATCGCTGTAACCATAGGATATTGAGACAACACAAAATCAAGAGCTTTCTGGCCTCCTTGCCATACTTGCTCTTGACCGGTCATTTTATCGATCAGGACTTTAGTTTTCTTTGTGGTCTTGCGCCAAAACTCATCGTAGCTTAGAAGATGCTCGGCAAATCGCTTGTTGCCGATGGTCATATTGGGAAACTTCTCATCCCGCCCAGGCTGCAATGAGTCAATATCGGAATCATGCCCGGGCACAAGCATTTTCGCCTGCTCCTTAGTAACGTACTCCCGACGCAGAAAGTAGTTGCAATCGCTCAAATCACGTTCTGAGAATGTCGGATCAGGCAGGCATTTATTGTACGGAAGCCTCTTAAACTTCACATCGCCCAATTTATCGACGTAAGCTTCAACGAAATTCATCCCGGTAATACACGGCCCGCACTCGAACGCATCACTCATGACGTTGTAACCATTGCCAGCCCGCATCACATCCATTATCACGCGGGAAAGCTGACTGGCCGTACCATCATCCTCAAATCCGACCGGGTCAATTTTGTACGCAAGGCGGTTTTTGCGCTGATAACCAGTGATGATCTTGATAACGCGGCGAATACGGTTAAAGACAAGGGCGTTACGACGCTGGGTTGCAAGGTATTGTTTTTCGACGGAATTCCACTGATCGCCGCACATGAACTCAAAATCAGTTTTGGCCTCCTTGAGAAAATCACCCCAACCCGCAATAGCCTGGCCGTAAGCCTCGTTAAAATCCTTTTTTGTGTCGTTGTCCGTTGCCATAATTATCCAATCACAACCGGCCTTGCGTATTGTTCGTACATCTCACGAGCCTGATGCGCGGTCATCGAGCCGCCGTTTTGTGAACCTTGCTTAATTGCAACCGCCAAATAACGGAAAGCATCGGCCCCATGACTGGCCCAATCGTGAAGGGGAACATTGCTATAAACATTATGTCGCTCGTCAAAACGCTTGCGATAATTCTCAAGGGCCTTGATTCCAGCCGCACAATTACGCTCATCAAACCAACACCGAGGCAGAATCGCCCTTACCGCTTCAATACCGTCTTCGACACGCAACTTAGGCAGGGTAGTGAAGTGAATGCCTAACTGCCGGGCATAGTCCTTGCGGGACAGCCCGGTGTTGAGTTCCCTCGCCTCAATATCGTGCGGGGCATAATGGGCCTGATAAATCCAATTGTTCTCCTGCCGTTTGGTGTCGAGCATTGAGGCATAATGAGCAAGCCCTTCGCCGGCCCGCTCGTAATAATCGATCAAATGAATTTCACCGCCGATTTGCTGGCAGAACCAGATCGCCGTAGAATCACCAACACCAATATCCCATGCGGTAATAACCCGAGCAGCAGGATCAAAGGGAACACCGCAAATACGTCCATCAAGCAACGCCTGAGACATGTATTTGCCGTAATAGCTCCCCTCCTGGCCGCGCTCAAAGGAACAATAGAACTCCTGCTGAATCATGTCTTCCGACATGCCGGAATCACGTTCCTCCTGGATGGCTTCCGGACTGATGGCGCCTGTATCATCTACCGTAAGCACTTCGGCAAACCACTTGTCATTAGCCTGAGCCATTTTCAGCAAGTCATACGCATGGTTTGTGCCGCGCGGAGTAAAGTTAAATATCGCCCAACCGCCGTTTTCGGCTAAGATGGGGCGGGTTAAATCCCAGGCGCGCTGACTTTGCAGTGAATACTCCGAAAAAATGCACCCAATCGGATTGACGCCGACGTTTTCAATGTTATCAGTCCCGACGACCTGAATTATCGACCCGTTGCGAAGCGTAACTTTCATCTCGGTGGTGTTCCGGTTGGCTATTAACTGCTCCGGAATGTGATCGATGAACTTAAATCCCGATTTGTCCATCCCGTCCCAGAGCACCTTGCGGCCCATCGCCGAGGTCGGGAAAAAGTATGGATAATACCCCCTGTGCTGCACGGCCCGCTTAACCACGAAATTAAGGTCGGTCTTATCCTTGCCCGCGCGTCTGTGCCAAACCTTAACCGCTCGCTTGCACCCGTTATCCATGGCCCGCAAAAACGGCATCTGATAATCGCGCGGCGTGTAGTTATATGGGACCGTCAGTGTCGCCATAATTCACAATATTGATCTTCAGCTCACCCGTGTGCTCCAGCTCCTGTTTGTCACGCCACTTGCGCGGCTGTCGGTTTTTGAGCCAAAAGATGCATGCCGTGGTATCGGGCGGGTAATGCTTGCCATCTAACGTGTACCCCATTGCACGCTTTAATAGAGACTTCTCGACATGTTGGGTATCAAATGCGTCTTTGCCCCTCTTTAGAGCCTCCGAAAACTCGTTGTGTTTGAGCTTCCACAAGTACAAAGTTGATTCGGCAACGCCAAATTTTTTTGCGAGCATCTTGTCATCTGCACCAAAGATCGCGCAGTACTCATAAGCCTCTTTAGCATACTCAGGCTTGTAGGCTGTAGGCCTACCCCCAGGATGTTTGCGTGTCCGTGTCCTACTCATTCGTTTACCTTATGACAATAGAAGCTTTTCTTATTATACCAAGTCTGTCAAGGGAAAAAAGGGTTTTTTGTGATTATTTTTGCTGTGATTGCCTATTTTTGCTGTAAGTCTTTGTTGCATCGCAAGATAAAATTTTTATTTTTTGCTGATTTTTTTCTTGACATTATACCGATATATGTTATAGTAGTGATAGTGAGGATGATTGATAAATTGATGACCACTTCAAGGAGATTGAAGATGAATGAGGAAATGAAATCAGACATGCGGGCAATAGAAAATGTTCTCGACGAACCCAGTTTTCGCCGTTATGTCCATCAGATCATCAAGTCCGCTTTTGGCGACGACGCAATGCTCCATGACTGGCAAGCAATGACTTTCCGACAAGTACTATCAGAAATTGAACGTTGTTTCCCGGAGACGGTTGTATTTTGGGGCGCATACACGGAAGAGCAGCTTGATTTTGTCCTTTAATCCTCAAGGAGATGAAAAATGGAAAAGCACGAATATCAAATACAAGCTCAAGCTGTTATACCGACCGAAAACGGCCATATTTCAGCACAGATCCGGACATTCTTTTTGAAGGATATAGTTAGTTTTGATGAGTGTTTTTCTATCGTAGTCGGCATGTTTGAACATACCAAGGTTTCGGAACTCCATTTTACCATGATGGATTGTAATGGCCATATCGAAAGCAGATCGGCTCATCTCGGCGAGTGACTGCCCGGCGGCAATGGTTAAAGGAGAAGTAAAATGCCTTCAACAATTATCACAAAAGACGATGTCGTGGAAAATCCCATCGCCTACCCTGTCCGTGTCCTGGTTGGCAATGCAATTCACAATGGGCGCATTAAAGGCGTCCAGAATCGCTTTCCTTGTATTCAGCTCGAATCTGTATTAGGTTGCCCTTCTTTTGAATTTTCCTGGCAAGCTATCCTGAATCACTTAAATTTTGTTACTCCCTATTTACGCGCATAAACTTAAAACCACTGGATAAAAGGAGAAAGACAATGGCGGACAAAGAGACTCAATTTATACAGATCGTCGAAGACGTAGATCAAGTAATCGTGTATGAGCGACTCGATACATACACGACCACCAACACCCTTTTTAACAGGCTAATCCGCCA